TTATAATTGCTCTAATATAGACTTAAAATATTGTATTAATTCTTGGTCTTCTTGTCTTCGTTTTTCGTCATCTTCTATTGAAGAACTATAGTCACTACAATAAAAACTTGTTGCATCTTCTAAAGCATCAATATATAATTGTAATAGCTTTTCTTTCATAGTTATAATCCTTTCTTTTATTCTATATTATAATTATATTAAAATTTTGTCTATTTGTCAATTTTAAGATGTATACGTTTTTGAAAGTGGCATATCTAACTCAAAATCATTATCAGTATATTTATATGGTTTAGGATTGGTAGTAATATAAATATTAATTCCACAATACCAACCACCATCGCCCCTAATTGATGCTACGACTTCAGATTCATCCCCCTCATAAAAAGTTTTCCATAGACTTCTTTTGGTGTTATTTTTATTTTCTCCAGCCCATCCACTGATATAAATTTCATTATTAACATAAATACCCCAATATTTACCTTCAATAGCAATCTCTGGATTACCAAAATCTCCTAGACACCCAAAAGAATGCTCGTAGCTATATTCTTTTATTTCTTTTAAAACATCTTTAAGCGTATTACCGTATTTTCCAAAGGTTATTTCATAGTCATAACTATAACCTCCGCACATTTCATTATGTCCGCCTATTTCAATTATTTTCATAGTATATTCCTTTCTTTATTATATATTATAATTATATCAGAATTTTATTAATTTGTCAAATTAAAATAGTCTTTGTATAGATAATATATTTCTAATTCTTCTTTTGAAGGATAAATCCAGCCATCGTGAATTCCAATACACAAATATCGTAAATTAGTTTCATATTGAGCTGGTATTGGATAAAATCCGCCAAATTCAATTTTAGGATATTTCTTTTTAAATAAATTAAACATAATTAAAATACCTTTGTTATATAATATAATTGTAAATCTCTTTTAAGAGATTCATATTCAAGACGAAGCTGGTCTACTTCATTTTTCCATTCTTTAGCTTCATCAATTCTACCTTGTCGATAACCTTCTTCATAGACTTGACGCAGACGATAACCTTCTTCATAAGCTTTATCTAAGTCATCTACAATATTATTTTTATCACAAGTTATTATTTCCATTATTAACTCCTATAATACTTTTTATGTAATTAAAAATTGTGAGGTTTCTGGTTTTAAATCTTCAATTGTTATATCATTGTAATGCCAGTATGGAATACGAATTAATGGGATATTATGAGTTTTGCAATATTTATTTTTTATTTTATCATGCTCTTGTCTTATAAAAAAATCTTCTTTGGTATCTCTAGTGGTTTGTTCATAATGTTGCTGTCCATCATATTCTATTATATAAGTATTGTTTATATAAAAATCAAAACGAAGTAATCCTCCTTTAAGTCCTCTACATTCATTAATTGAATACTCTTGTACAAAATCATATTTATATTTTTGTAATAATTGAGATATTAAAAGTTCTCCTTTAGATTTTATACATCCACACGACTTTATTTCTCCATTTTTTATTTTTGCCCCTCTTATGATTTTAATATTACCACAATCACATTGGCATTTATATAAAGCTTGGTGCCTCTTATCCACACCTACATATTCTAAAACTGTTAGATGATTGTATTTTTTACCAATATTAACATTACTTTGTAGATGTTTTTTGTGCAATTGTTCTGAGCGAAAACACCCACAAGATTGCGTTCGTCCGCTACTTAAATCTACTCCTCTTACGGTTGTGAAATTACCACAATCACACTTACAATTCCAGTACCAAGTCTGGTCTTTACTAAAAGCTGGACTGGTAACAGTTAATCTACCAAAACGTTGTCCTATTAAATTTTTACGTTTAACTTGTGCAATTTTTTCTTTTTGTAAACAACCACAAGATTTGGTATGGCCACTACGTAGTTTATCTGAAGATACTGTAGTTCTATTACCACATTCACATTGGCAAAGCCATGCAGCGTGATTATTTATACTACCATTTCTATATAAGACTGTTAATTTTCCAAATTGTTGTCCAGTTAAATCAATTAAAGTACCCATCTAAAACCCCCAAACTTCCATCTTCAATTTGATAACTAGAAATAACTATTCTTTCCATTTCCAATAATATCCTCCAACTTTTCGCCACGGTTCTTCACAAGCTAGTTTTAAACGGCTCGTATTATTAGGATTCATTCCTATACTGCGAAGAGCATCGGCCATAGTGTTAAATTGATTTATTACTTCTTTATTGTCATTTAGTTGAACTACCCCTCTACGACGTTTTTCAGAAGAACTAATAATTGGTATATTATAAAAATGTAATATAGTTTTTATTGACTCTCTACTTTTATGATAATTTTTAGCTAATTGTCTAATAGATACACCGTTTTTATATAGTTCAACTATTTCTAATGCTTCGGTAGTATAAAATTTAGATTCTCTATGTTGTTTACGTTTTTCTCTTAATTGCTGAGCTTCTTGATTTTTGTTTGGATAATCCACATATTCCCAAGTTAATTTTTGACCATTTAGTTCACCGCAGGTATCCCATTCTCCTTTTAAATAATGAGATAAATTAGAATCTGTAATTCCACCATATGCTGCGGCTTCATTTACACTATCAAAAATTTCTTGAGTTGTTAAACATATAACTCTTTTAGATTCTATACTACCATATGGCGATACATTATACCCATTTTCAATACTATTATATGTTTGAATTAAATCTGCTTCTATTTTTAAAGCCGTTTCTTTATCTAAATTGGTATACAATATATCATGTTGAAAATTATCCCAACCATATTTTTGAATAGCACGATAAAATTTAGGCTGTAATTCATATCCTTTTCCATTCAGACCCCAACGACTCTCACACTTTTGAGAAGTAATGCCAATATAAGATTTATTATTGACTAGGTTGGTATGTTTATATATACTATAACTCATAACGATTTCTCCTTTTCTTTATTCTAATTATAAGTAGAAATCCAATCCATTCACTTTATAAAAATAAATCCAATCCATTCATTAAAATCCGAGAGAACCGTCTTCAATTTGATAATTTTGAATGAAAATTTGGCTGGTATAACTTCCCATCCACTCGTTCATATTTCCTCTACCAACAACTTCTAATTTGATATTATCATATTTACCTAATTCTTCTATCATATCTTTAGCATGGAATTTCATATATGTAACTCCAAACTTTTCAATTTTAACAGTATCAGAATTTTTTCCCATAATTCTTATATCATTCTTTGTAATATTAATATCCTTTACATGAATAAGTGGCTCAGGATTATGTTGTCCCCAAATATCCTCATATCCAGTTGTATCTGTAATAATATCAACTATATCGGGGTCAGCTGCGATTCTCTCAAAGTTTACTTCATACCACGTCTCACCGAAATCAATATCTGCTAACTCTTTATTCGCATATTCATGGAAGGCCGCTAAGTTCTTGTCATAAATACCAATTCCGCAAGCATTGTCATGGCCAGCCGTAAAAGTAAAGAATCCACTTTCATCCATAAAGTTCTTAAATGAAGTTAATTCTGAATCATTAAGTCCTCTACTTGAACCTTTAATTTCACCCTCATCATTAAGTCTTGCAACAATTGTCGGCTTTTTATATTTCTGACTCAGCCTCATTGCTACAAGTCCATTAAGTTCAGACGGGAACTGGTCATCATCTTCTAATCTCACAAATAAAATTTTATTTTCAAGTAAATCATGCTTATGAATTTTAATCTCAAGCTGTTCTTCAACCTTGTCAAGCGTTCTATTCTGCTTGGCTCTTGCATTAGTACATTCTCTTGCTGACTCAATTGCAAGTTCTTCTAGCGCGCCTTTAGCTCCACGCTTATGACTTGTAACTAGCTTATGCCCATCAAAGAAAGCTTCAAAACATCTTTCCTTTTCGTCTTGTGCGCCGGCCCTAATCATAGCATTAATAAGTGGCGTTATATAGAAGGCTACAGTCATTGGAGTAACCTTTCCACCCATTGAGAAAGATTGTTTTTCACAAAGAGCCTTAAAGAAATAATTTTTGATATTTGCAAAACCTGTGTGGACGATATATCTATTCTCAAGCGAAAGCATTGACATCATGTCGCTAACTATACCGAGTGCGGCGAGGTCAATAAATTCATCTGCATAATTAGTGCCCTCGCTCATATCAACATATCTACAAAACTGCCAAGTCACTCCGGCGCCACATAAATCTTTATTGATATAGTCTTCTGAAAGTTGATTGTTTACAATAACTGCGTAATCTGAAAACTTAGTATCTGGCTCTACTATATGATGGTCAAGAACAAGAAAATGAGGTATAATATCTCCATCTTCTCTTGAGGCTACTAATTGTTCCATATATTCATAATCATTACTTCCTGCATCTGGAAGTACTACATAAGAAGGATAAGTATTAGCTACTTCTTCATATGTATCTGAAAGACCATGACCTTTGGCTTGATGAAGAATTGGTACTATATTTACTTCTTGATTGAATTTACGTAGATATTGTATGAATATCGCGGCCGAGGTAAATCCGTCTACATCACTATCTACGACGACCGTAATTGTTTCATCTTTTGAAGCAACCGTCATATTTTTGAACATTGCCCATGCACGGTCTATATTGGTGAGCCATTTTGGATTTTGAAGATAGTCATCATTTGGTACTTCAAGAAAGTATTTAATTTCATCAGTGGTTAATCCACGCTCTTTAAGTAATTCAATTGTATAATTGTTTCTTATATCCTTATTTACTAACTTACATTTCATTTATTTAATCCTCACACGTTTTTGTAATAACTTTTCAAATACTTCTTCTCCTTTATCGGTTGGAGAATCTTTGAGGTCTAGCAACCCCTCTCTATCATAAATAAAAGAAAAATCTGCATAATTCTGATATTTTCTTCCTATATTATATAGCTTATTAAAATATGCTTCATCTGGAGGTATTTCTTCTTTGTCGAAACAGATAATAATTTCTTGTGGATGGGCGTTCTGAATTAGAATTTTTAGAGCGTGTTTATTGAACTGACTTCCACATACGGCGGCCGAGCAGTTTGGACGCTGAAAAGATTCCATTTGCATACAACTTTTTTCTGCTTCGAAAAGAAAACAAATACCTTCGTGCTGTATGTTTTCTTTATTCCAATTTAATCCATATAAGTTCAATGAAAGTGGGTGACTATACCACTTACCTTCTATTTGAACTGGCATATATTTACCGAGATTTTCAACTTCCCATTCGTTGAGGGCGCGCCCTCGAATTCCAACTAATTCTCCATCTACATTATAATGTGGTATTATAATTTTATTTTGTGGTATGGAATATCGTATATCAAATTTATCCATAGCTTCTTTACTAATTCCATCAGCTAACCACTCAGGTGG